TAGTACAAATGGATTAGTCGGGGGTATATCCATCACGCGCCCAAAACGCCCCGCCGAGTATTATTAGCATTACAGTTACGGCGATTGGCACGACATGATTTTCAGGAACTTGGGCGAGTAGCGTCAGTACAAGTGAATTGGTTGCACTGATAATCATAAACAACGCTATCGCATACCCAACAATACGCTTGAATATCTTTTTCACGTCACCCTCCCGTCACGCGCCCGAACTCGCGGGCGATAATGTCTTCGTAATAGTCACACATGTCATCTGCAAGGGCTGTATCACAACCGCCAGCTGTGCCTAATTCCCATGCCTGCTTTTCCAGCCACATCCAGCGGCGGAAGGCACGAAATATTTCTTTACCACTTCGGACATTCCACACAAGGTCTCTGGCAGCCTCGCGCATACCAATCTCCCAATCAAACGTGTCGTTTGGGTGAAGTACCGCCGTTCCAAAGCCAGGGTATTCATGTTCAAAAGTTGCGTCTAGTCTGACTAGTTGGCGTAATCTTCCAGTCAGTAGCAGAACGTCCTCTGTTCTTGTGAACACCATCTTCGCCCAGCCTGGCGTAAAGTGGTCAATTGGCATCCGCTCAAACTCAATCGTTACGGTTGTCACCTTTTCACTCCTTTTGTGCGTTTCAGTGAATGCTGAAAGTGGCTTTGGTGGTGCGGGTTTGGCGGGCGGCGGCATCCTGAACACTGTTTCTCGCTTAAGTCCATCAGCGTAATTATGTGCCATTGCGATAATGTCTCTCTCGTCAGTCATGCGTCACCTCCCACCATTCCAGCCAGCAGCGGGCGATGGCTTCGGGGGGCGGTTAGGGCTTCCTGTGATACAGGGTCATCCCTTTTGTTTTCGCTTATGTAGGCATAACAATCCCACACGCCGTGCCGGTCACATCCAAGTGACGGTGTATAAGTTTCAGGCGGGCGTGTTTTCGCCATCATCTCCAACAGCCGTCCGGCGTATTCCCATCGTTCGCAATATTCAGGGCTACGGTATCCAACGTGTTCTACGTAAACACCTCGCCGCTCTGCTATCGCCTTGTTGACTTCCTCGCACGTCATCGCCGCTATCTGCTCATGGGTTAGGGTCATCGGATGGCTCCATGTCGTGCCTTGTAAACCCGCCAGCATTGTTTGCATGAAAACGCCAACGGGACGTTGATTGTCATTCTGTAATGACCGGTAAATCTATGGGTTCCGCATAACGGGGCAGATACACGTCCGGCTGGGATTAAGTGCTGACTGTCCGTGCCTTCACCCGCCTCATAGACCAGGTGCAGTTTTAGACCGGCGGCTATCTGTGCGAATATCATCCCTTCACCTCCTCAGGCAGCGCGGGCAGGGGCATCCAGTGGGTGACGTTCTGCAAACCTATTTCAACACCATCTCCAACCCACTTTAAGCCAATCGCAGGACTAACAAATTCTAAATAACAAACGTTTCGGTGACGACCAAAGTCTACGATTAGCACCTCATTCCCTGTTCTAGGCAGCCTCTCGCTGACGGGGATCCAGCGGGGGGTAGTTTCCAGCAACGCATCATATTTCCTACGCAATTCCAACGTATCCTGAAACGCTACTGTAAACCATTCATGTTCTTGTGACAATCCTTCTTTTGCCCATCCAGACGCGGCTGCACTAATTGCACCCAATAATTCTAGAACTTCGCTGACAGTATAAGTTTCCTTTATTTTCATCATTTCACCTCCACAGTGACTTTTCCAAACTCACGAGCGATGGTGGCAGATGGATTCTTGCCAGTTACCCAGTAGTTGTTACAGCGAATGTCATCATCTATAAAAGGACACTCAATACAATTACTGTGCTTATCACACTCATGCGCTGCCTTTTTCAGCCATATCCAGCGGCGGAAGGCACGAAATATTTCTTTACCACTTCGGACATTCCACACAAGGTCTCTGGCAGCCTCGCGCATACCAATCTCCCAATCAAACGTGTCGTTTGGGTGAAGTACCGCCGTTCCAAAGCCAGGGTATTCATGTTCAAAAGTTGCGTCTAGTCTGACTAGTTGGCGTAATCTTCCAGTCAGTAGCAGAACGCCCTCTAGTCTTGTGAATACCATTTTGACGCGCCCCTGTGTAAATCCTTCAACAGGCATCCGCTCAAACGTAATTGTGATAGTGGAGACTGGTATAGGTTTTGCTTTTGGCGGTAATCTAAATACAGCCTCGCTATTAAGTCTGGCGCTCAACTTACCTGCCATCGCTTCAATATCTTTTTCGTCCATCACTCCTCCTCCATTCCCCTGGATTTGATTTCTTGGAATATGCAGCCTTTTGCGTGTGTGTGTTGGCTGTCGATAGTTTGGTCGCAAAAGATACAAACTATCCCACGGCGGTCGTGAAAGTAAACCCCGCCTGTTTCCAGTATGGCTCGTTCTAATTCTCCAATCCTCCGGCGGAGTTTTGCGGTGTGCTCGTCCAGCCGTAAACTTACCCAGACTTGGCTCGGTTCCAAGACGTCAATCCCTCGCGCCTTGAATCGTTTCCTCTTGATTTTGTTATGCCGTTCCAGGCGGTCCAAAATAATCATGACGTTAGATGTGGATTTTCCACCCAGGTGGATTCCGATTTCTCGGATGCTGGGGCTTGCACCGCCATTCTCCGATTTGTATTGCCGGATGAAGTCTAAGACTTCTTTATCCAGGCATTCGCGGTGGTAGTGTGCCTCCGCATTATGCATTGCTTCTTCCGATGGATTTTCAATTACCATTTCTTCTCCTTCAAAGATTGTATTTCCTGGCGTTCTTGATTAACGCCAGGAATGATGTTTTACTGAGGTTGCCATTCATAATCATATCGTCCACCTTATAAGGCAATGATAGCACCCTCGCTCGGTGTCCAAAGTATTCTACAAGTCGCCTGACTGGCGATGTCTGCCCAGTAACCTTTATATAAGCATCTGGGTCGAGCAGGATATAAACCGGTTCGCAGTCCGAAAGGTGTTCGAACATTTCCATGGCTGGGCGTTTTCCTGGGATACCAACCACGAATAAATCCGGCATATCCGCGGTGATGTAAGTTGTCATGGCTTTGAATTCCCCTTCGACAATGAGCGTTTTGCCCCTGGGTTTGTTCTCTTTATCTGTGAAGTATAGGCTTGTTGGCAGTCCGCCATATTCTGGGCGGTATTTGTCTCCAGGTGAAGGCGGATTCAAAAGCCTGTTCCGGATGGTCAAAACCCTGCCTGTTCCAGGTTCAAATACTGGGATGGTCAGGGCTGGTGATTTGTATTCTGTTTCTCCGTTCCAAACGGTTTTCTGTGGATTATAGCCAAGCATCCAGTATTCCAACCAGTAGCCGTCAATGCCCCTGGATGCATAAAGTTTCCTTGCCTCATCATTCAGATTTTCATGATATCTAACCCAGGCTTTTTCCTGTTGTAATAATTGGAGTGCGCGCTCGACTCTTGCTTTCTGTTCTAGTTCATAATTCTCCCTTTCCTCTATCCAGCGTCTTTGTTGTTCTGGGTCTAGTTTCTCTCCGCGCGGTGTCCAGACATAACCGCATTGCCTGCACCAGCCCAGTATTCCGCCGGTTGTTTTGGAATGAAGCCATATTCTGAAACGGTCGGGATATTCTCCATTCGAATGCGGAACCCCGCCGCAATGAGGGCATGCAGAGGCAAACTCATCGTTCGCGGTTTGTGTGACGTAATTAAGACTTGCCTGGGTTAGTTCTGGTGGGAGTGCCTTCGGCGCCCTGGGTTTCATTTGTAATCCTTTTCATATTGATTTTATGTTCAAATTGTGGAATGTCAAGCGATTGCCAGGACGAACCGCAATCCGGGCATTCCATCTGATAGTGATGTCGACCTGTTTTATCTACCCAGTCACCCACGACCACGCCGATGCAAGTCAGGCAGGGCTCTGGAATATCGCGCATGGTTATCCCGCAATCCAGGCAGACCTCGACCTCTTCGAAGTCGTCCTCTGCTCCTGCCCCTGGGCTAAACCAGCGATGACCTGATTCAACCAGTTTGGTATGCTTATGCTGACAGTTTCGTTTTGGCATTTTATAAATCCCTTTCCGTGATAAGTTTCGAACCATACTTCTTGCGGATGGTAGTCATTTCAATTGGTCGGTGTGAGTGAGAAGGAATTCCAGCGAAGTACCACATCCCTTTCTTGGATGCCCAGTATAACCCGAGGGCTTTCAGTTCGTCTTTGTGCGGTCGTGTGTCCCCTGATACCCAAACCCATAATCCGCAAACCTCGATTTTGATTCCCTGGATTTTGACCAGTTTAGAAAGGATTTCCCGCAGAAGGACATCGACGGTTGCCTGTTTTGCATAATAGGTTGAGTCTTTGCCTGGGTTTGTTTTCCTGCCAAACATTTTGCAAACCTGGTCATACTCGGCGTTGATTGTCTGCATTGTCCCCAGGTTCCCGCCCAGGTCGGGATGATGTTTCTTTGCTAATTGAAAGTAAAGATTTCTTACTTCCTCGATATTTTGACAACTTGTAAAATAGCCCATGACCAGTTCCTTTCAGAAAGCGGTCGGACGTGTGTCCGTGACCGCTATATGGATTTCCGGATGCTGGCGAAGGTGATGCCAAACCTCGTACGCTGCCCTGGTAATGTCTTTCTTTTCAAAACCAGCATCTATTTCCGTGAGGTATTGAATAATATCTTCCCTGATTTCCTTCTCTGAGAAGTTAGTCCATACCGGTAAATCTTGTTCTTCGAAACCAATGCGGTGAAGGATTTGCCAGGTTCTAGCGTTCAAGTTGCCTCCTAGAAGTTATATACCGAGGTCTTTGGCTATCGCGTCATTTATCACGCCAGGCTCAACTGGTACCCAGTTACGCTTTTTTGAGTCATATAAAAAATATTGGTGCTTGACGTATGCTCCCCCAGCAATGAGCGATTTCAGGATGCCGTCTTCCTGAATATGTGTAAAAATTGTTCGGATAGTTCCGAAGTGGACGGGTTCAGTTATCGTTTCACCAGTTGCGTTGTATCCGAAGCCAATTCGCGTACGTAATGTGATTTCCATTTCCTATCTCCTTTTCTGTGATAGTTAGATTATAAAGAATACCTATATAAAAGTCAAGTCCTTTTAATAGCAATTTCCGAGCAATTTCCCTGGGATAATTCATCCGAATATTTGAGGCTAAATTCCGTTTCTTTTGACATAGGTGATATAAAAAGGCGGTTTCATATGAAACCGTCTCTTATAACCGTTCCTGATGGGATTTTAGGGTATTGCGATATCCTTAAATAAAAAGAGGTTCCACTTTTCAGTGGAACCCCAGCAATCAGACGGAATACGATTTTCCAATTCCAGGCAAACCCTTCACTTGTGCATACGCAAACTTTGAACCGAATAGCATGAGAACATATTCCAGGATATATCCGCCAATTATGGCGACCTGCCCAAGGATGGTATCGATTGGGGCGGCGTTCCAATCAGGAATAAAGAGCCGGACGACAAAGAGGGCAATTACGCCTGCTAGGTTGAAACCCGCAACCCACTTGTCGGCTGTTCCATCCTTTACCCAGCCTGGAATTTTGAGCAGGTTCACAATGAACGTGATAAACATTGCGAATCCTGCCAGCGCACTTACTTCTTGGATGATATTTTCAAACATTTCGACAATCCTTTCGTTTATGTGGTTTCATCGGCACGGGTGTAATACTGGCATCTTTCAGCTGCCCCGCCAACGCTTCCGCCCATTCACGCAGGGCAGAGTTTTCTAATCGATAGTTTTCAGCTTCACACCTAACAATATCCAACTCGGCTTGCATAGCTTCATTCGTTTTTCGTAATCGCTCTACCTCCTTTTTGAGTACCTCATAATCGTCTTTTAGCGTTCTGAGTGATTCAAGTTCTGCAGTTAGTGTGTCCAACTTTTCCTGGGTTCGTAATGCCCTGGATGCTGCACGTTCCGCCAATTCTTCCATTGAGACGGCAACCGAAGCTTCTTTCTCTTTGTTCTGTAATTCTACTCCATATCGTTCAGCCGGGGCAATTTTGAGGGCTTTAACCAGCATAGCCACTGAAACGACCGCCCCAGCCAATGGAATTATCAAGGTCAATATGTTATTAATGGCTTCCAATGTCATCGTCTGTGTCCTCTATGATGTATTCTTTAATTTTCATTCTGGCGATTGATCCAGCTGTCATTGCAGTTCCAATCAGTAAATTTAATGGACGTAAAATCGTCAGCGCAAAACTTTCATACTCTGTCTGAGGTGTTTGCTCCTGGAATGCAATCAGTACATAAGTATAGGCAAAAACCATTAAGATACTGACAACGGCATTGAGAAGCTTTATCCATCTGAATGGCGTCGAGCCTGCTTTTCGAATCAGCCATACCAAATTACAAGCCCCTGACATTGAGAAAACAACAATCAGTAAAATCAGCATGGCTGTTCTCATTATGCTTTCCTGTCCAGGTAGTCAGCCCATAAGATATCAATGGCATTATCCGGCGGCGTACCTGGTAATTCTGACGAACCCAGACCAAAATACTGGCGCAATTCTGATTCTGTTCCGTTGAATACGTCCAGGTCTAAATCACGACCATTCAGCCCATAAAAATAGCCATCCCCTTTATCGGTAAACTGCCAGAATTTCCAGTCCTGCCACGGCTCAGGAATAAATACTCTTTCGAACGTCTTTTGCTCTATGCTGGCGGGTGCAAAGTATTTATACTCCGGCAGTGGATACCAGGCACACCATAAGTCACATAACTTAACCCAGTCAGCTTTTGTTCCCCAGATCTGCCAGAAACTTTTGCGAGTGTAAATCAACGGAAAGAATCCCAGACTATCTGCGACATAAGATGCCCAGGTGTGCGCCATCGTTGCAGTAATACTTGCCCCAGGTTGTGTTCGTGGAATTGTCTCAGCCTGATTATTCTTTTCAAAATCCAGGACAACCACCGGAATATCATCCCCCTGGATTGTATCCAAGAATTTTCTTGCCTGAACAACAGCAGGCACATCCCAGGTCATGTAGTGATATGCTCCGCAAAGTATCTCGGCTTTTCTGGCTCCCTCTAAATGCGAATGAAAGGCAATATCAGACCAGTTAGCCTGCGTTGCTTTTATGAACGCAAAACTGATGGCTTTATCCTTTGCTTTATTCCAGTCAATGTTCGTGATGCCTTCTTTTGACTGGTAAATTGATACGTCAACTCCGTATTGCATAAGGTTCACCTTTCTACCAGGCTATGATTATCAGCGAACCATCAGCGCCAGCGCCACCCGTTCCTCCTGCTCCTGTTCCAGTCGTAGTTGCCCCACCCCCGCCACCACCGCCACCAGGGAAACCACCCGCGCCTCCTGCTCCGCCATTAAGGTTTGCAGTTGCCTCGCCACCACCACCACCACCACCTTGTCCAGCTTGCCCATTAATACCATCAGCCCCATCGCCCCCAGCCCCTCCACCAGCAGCCCCTGATGAACCACCGCCTCCTGTGATGTATGCACCGTTATCTCCACCCACGTTGCCACTATTATTACCGTTAGAGGTGTTTACACCGCCGCCACCACCACCTCCTCCGCCCCCGTACATGGACGAACCACCTTTGTAACCAGCTCCTCCAGCACTAGAGCATCCACCGCCGCCACCACCACCATTTTCAGCGCAGCCAGCCACGTCAGCGTTATGTCCACCCTGCCCCCCACCACCACCTACTGGATATTGAGCCGGTTGAATCCCTGGGCTTCCACCTTTAACAGAAGTAGTTCCTATCCCGGTCTCACCATTGCCTGCTGTCCCACCACCACCACCGCCAACTCCTACTGTGGCATTTATTCCTTGCTTTCCACCTCCACCACCACCTGCGAAAACAAGTGACTCACCAAACGAGGTTTCTCCACCTGGCGTTCCATCAACCCCAGCCGCTCCTCCGGGACCACCTGCGCCCACCTTGTATGGAACGGTTGCACCCAAGTCAGCAGCCCGAAAAGTGCGCTCCATCCTTGCGCCGCCACCACCACCGCCTGCGCCACAGCGTGCCGTACCAGTATTACCTTCTGAACCACCGCCTCCACCACCACCCGCGCCAAAGGCAATGACCTTGACAACGGATATTCCAGCCGGTTTTGTCCAGTTACCAGTTCCAGGTGTTAATATCTGAATGTTAGCGGCTTTCAAATGCGCAACAGTGGTCTTTTTTGTGACTGGACTGCCGCCTGGGTCGGATACGTAAGGCAGGATGTCAGTATCGACCGGGGTTCCATCAACTAGTTCCGTTATTTTCTTGTCTGCCATAATATTCTCCTACTCTTTGAAAGCCAAAGCAATCAGTCTGCCGGAAGTATAATATACGTTTGAGCCAGAATTCTGCGCTCGTAATTTAACAATTCTTGAACCTGCTGGAACTCCGGTCTTTGCGTGAATATACATCAATCCTTCATTCCTTTGCGGATTATGAGACCCGTTAGCCTGATACTCTGGATGGGTAGCGTCAGCAACCCCATCTATTGAGCCTACCACGTAACATGTAAATCCAACGGTCGTAGTATCACAATAAAGGGTGTTCGAAGCCAATAAGAGGATTGTACAAGTTTCCGTCAAGGTCAAAGTAACTGTCATCCCAGTAATGTCAGTAAGCGCACCAGTTATTAGCTGGTCTGGTTTTGCACTTACTATTCCCATAGCGTGTAGTCCGCCCGCAATCGCAGCCACGTCTAAAGCGAGCGCGTCAGCCTGTTCTTTCAGGGCACCGATGGAATTTGCGACCTTGATACCAAAATCCGCGCTACTGACGGGTGTGCCGGTAACTGGCGTATCGGGTTGAGCAAAAGTGTATGGCATAATATAATCTCCTTTAAATTAGAATCCCCAGGTGGAATTGACTTGATCCCATGTACTTACATCCCACACTGCGAAGTTGAATGAATCGAAACCGGCATCTTTTATAAACCAGGTAAATTTTATAAATCCGCCAGGATTGATGCTAGCCTCAATCCCCTGAATAAAATAATCCGCGTTAGTGTTAGATACCTCCTCTTGCAATTCGATCCTATCACCAGGCTCGAATTGCATAAAACAACTCATCAAGACCGCGCTTCGGTTAGCGTAAAACGAGACAGTGTCAGGAATAACCTTTGCATCTTTATAGCGTGCTAAAAGCAGGGTCGCAATGCCCTCACTATCAAGCGGATTGTCTTGATATTTCATATCCAGGGTAAGCTGCGAAGTGCCTACCAACGCAATGCTTGTAGCGTCCTCGATGATAGAATCCACCGGGTCGTCGGTATAAATGCCCCTTCCTACTGCGTTTAGTTTTGTAACATAGCCCGTGCTAACAGAGGTGTTGGTTAGGGTGTATACTGCGCTTGTCACGCCATAAGTTACAACAACGGTCAAGTTTGCGGTCAAGTCGGTACCGGTTCCGTCCTCGTTCGCATTCATCAAATAATCGGTTGTGGCAATCGGTGCCTGCATATCGGTTCCGGCTACATCTTCATAGATACCCGTTGGGTCTCGATAGCGACCCGTAAACGTGGCACTTGCCCCAGGCGAAAGGGATATTGGCGAGTTGAGTGAAAACAGAATAGTGGTCGCATCTGCCCCGATCACCCGAGGGTAAGTCGTGGCTTTAATGCGGTTATAGAGATCCTTGCCGTACGGGGTTGTTAAATCGTACATTGAATTGTCGAAAGACGGCGTAAACACTTCGTTGGTAACCAAGTAATCCAGCCCGTTTTCTGTGATAATATAATCCCCGTCCTCTGTAGTAAGTTTAGAACCTATCGCGACCGGCAAGGTGGTGGCTGAAGTAACTTCATCGTTGCGGGTATAGCGCCCCTCCACCCTCAAAACCTCGTCTCCGCCCCGCCTGGTAATATAGATATAACCAAGTTCTGATAATGCCACTTTTGCAAATTCTGACATAGCACGGGTCGTTGTTCTTGTAGTGTCGAATATGTAGGCAAAAGCTTCGTTTCCGATTCGATAGTCTGTCGCTAATGGCTGCCTAACCATATTAGCTAGAATTAGAGCCACGACTTCCGTAATGGTTTTATTTTGCGTGAACTCCGGTAATACCAGTTCGTGAATACTCGCCTGGTACATCCAATCCTTTACAGTGACCTCTACTACGCGTTTACTATACCGACCAGTCTGGATAATAATACCGTCACTTGGAATCGTGCCATAAAACTTAGTGCGAGTTTCGCCGTTATAGGTTGCGGTCAAGCGAACGGGCAGACCGACCGTGAAGCCTACCCTACATAAAGGGTGTCCGGGGGTATAGTACCCGGTCACGCCCCCCGAGTTCGTTTCTGTGTTATTGAGCTTGATAGACATTTCACCGGGGTCACCTATGCGGTCGAGCGGTCCACTACCTAAAATGCCGTACTTCCAGGATATAGTATCGATAACATCCGCGGTTATATCAGTCCAATTTATCCCGTCAAATTTTGCTTCGACGGCGTAAGAGTCCAGCTGGACAACCATCATTTTGCCAGCCCCATCTGCATAAACGCGATTGCGACTGCCTTGCCGATTGCTTCTGCGGATGGAGGATTACTCATTTGCGCCAGTTCGGCTGGCACTCTACTAGGAATCCTAGATCCGCTGCTGAACGATGAATTTATGGATATATCACCTGCCGCCGTTGTTAGCTTGGACGACAATCCTGCCATCGCTTGAAGTGGGGATTTCTCTTTTTCAATGCCCATTGCCAATCCCTTCATGTTCATTTTGCCTACCCAGGCAAACCACTTCGAAGGGCTACCCATAATGAATAATCCAGTAATTAAATCTTTTAATGACTGTATACTCTTAGTCAAAGTTGCCTTAAGATTTTCCCACGAATCCATTATTCCAACTTTTAGACCATCGACAATAGCCCTACCAGTCTCATCCCACTTAAATTTCACGAATGTGTCTACAATTGCAGTAATTATTTGAGGAATAGCGCCAACAACAACAGGAATATTTTGTACTAAAGCGGTTGCTAACGTGAGCACAATTTGAACTGCTGCAAAAACAATCATAGGTAATGCGTCAAGAATGCCCGTAAGGATTGCCTGCACCAACGTTGGTAAATATCCTATCAACACTGGCAATTGTGAAGAAATACCATTGACCAACGTAATCACAAGCTGAATAGCTGCTTCAATCAACATCGGCAAGGATGTCAAAATGCCATCCAGTAACGAGGTTATGATAATCGGTGCCTGCTCTACTAAGATTGGCAACGCCGTTATAATGCCATTCGCTAATCCAATGATGATATCCACTGCAGCCTGTAAAAACTGCGGAATGGAACCAACCAAAGTCATTAGCATGGTTGTTACGACTGTCACAATAGTTGGAATCAGTGTCGGTACAGCCTGGCTGATGCCTTTCATAAGCTCCAACAGAATCATAATGCCTGCGGTTAATATCGTTGGCAATAACTTAATGATTTCAGTTAAAAAGGTCGTCATGATTCCTATGGCTGCCGGAATTAATGTCGGTATAGCTCCTATAATTCCATTGAGCAATTGAGTAATCAGCGAAATACCAGCTTCCATTATCTGCGGAGCAATAGTAATAATCGCACCACTGAGAATGTCGACAATCGATAAAATCGCAGGGATTATCTGAGGCATTGCAGAAACCAATCCCTGAACAATAGAAATAATAATGCTCACACCAGCAGGTAAATAGGTCGCTATCATTCCAGCGATTTCCTGCGCACCATCTTGCAGTATCACTGTAATTTTTCCCATTGTATCTTCCATGCTACCGCCCTCATTGATAGCCGTTGATATTGAACTGGCGTATTTTGTAATCACACCTACGCCTTTCTCCATGACAGGCAAGAGCGATGTTCCAATGGACGCTTTTAAGTCAGTGACCGTTGCGGATAATACCCTTTGCCTGTTAGCAAGCCCTTCGGATGTTCTGGCAAAATCTCCCTGCGCGTTGGTCGTTTGTTTCAGCATGAGTGAATAGGCTGCCTGCGCTTTTGCTGCAGCGTCTAATGCTCCTTTTCCGCTCCAAAGCCCTTTTGCTAATGCCTCTTCTTCCAGGGCTGCCTGTGAAAGCATTACCCCAAATTTTCGCATAGGTTCAGCTTCACCTATCAAGCCAGAACGCATAGCCAGTAAAACATCCTCTGGACTGGCATTATTAAATGACGCTAGATCAGCAGCCAGTTGGACTAATCCAACAGACATATCTGCGCTTTCTTCCCTGGATATTTGCATACTGGTAAAAAGGTTTCCAAACGTGCCAGCCGATTCCATCGCAGCTTGCTTACTTATACCCAGACTGCTTGCTGCTATCTTTCCCATCGCTTCCACTTGCTCCGCAGAATCTCCAAACACAACCCCCACTTTGTTCATTGTTTCAGCAAGGTCTTTGGCAGGGTCAATAGTGGAACTGATAAATTTCGCAGTTCCTGCGATTGCAACACCCCCAGCCATAAGAGCCGTACCAAGTCCTGCCATGGCTAATTTACCAGCACTGGCAAAACCTGTGCTGAGCGTCTTACCAAATCCAGTCGATATTGTCTTACCAAGACCGGCCGCCTGTCCTGGAACCTGACTGAGTGACTTGTCAAACTTGGAGGTGTCTAACCCCAGATTGACTGCCATCTGCATAAGTGTTTCAGTCGCCATTCTGCTCTCCTCGGAGGTCTTGCCCACCCATTGCTATCGTCATCATCTGCGCAAATTGTAGCATTTCCTCTGGTGTCTGCTCTTTCTTTGCTGACTGGAATACTGGCATAAAGTCTTTTGGTTGTAATGCCTTCCCCTTACCCCTGTTCACGTTTGCGATTGTGGCAGAGGTAATGGCATGTCCTAAATATTCAGCCTCTGTTCCGAAAGGTTCTAACTGATAGAATATCATCCATTCAGTCAATTCTCTGGATGATATTCTATCAAGTAACTCTCCAACCGTCATTCCTAGGTGCGAGGCTAACCGGAAGCAGAATCTTCGAAAGGGCGTTCAATTTCCCCTGTCAGTTCTTCGATTGCTTGATTACCCAGACCTGAAAGGCGTTGCGCTATCTGAAATACACGATTAAGAGCAACCGCTGATTTCTTGGTCAATTCCTTGACATCCGCTTCCGTAAAAAGGCGGTTGCCTTCCTCGTCACAAATAGACATGGCGCAAAGTTTTGCCCTGGCGTTTTCAAGGTGCATGATCTGGGTTGTACCTCGTGTTTCAATAACCGAGGTTTCAAAAGCATCTCGTTCAGCCCCAGAAAGACCTTTTACATAAACTGTGCCACCCCACTCAGGAACGTGAACAGGCTCAATTAAAATGTCTTTTGCATCCAGGATTTGCTCTCGTGAAAGTGATTTCATCATTGCTCCTTATGCAAGCGTTGGCTGCCCGGTTAGTTTCAATGTGACGGATGCTGTCAAAGCGCCATCATGCGGTAAGTCAGGTTCGAACCCGGTAACAAGGGCTGAGAAAGACCAAGTCACTGCAGGTGTGGTGGCAAACACAAGACTGAAGGTTTGGGCTGTCCGTGAAACCAGGTCAGCCAGTAATCCGCCTGCCGCGTTCTTGTGTGTGGCTTCGTTTGGGTCATAAACGATATCCAGTCCGATTTCCCCTGAACGAAGGATTGTTCCAACCACTTCTTCCCATGCCCCAGTCGAGTCATGAGAAGTTACATCCTCAGTATCCAGGGCTAAACCCGGACCGCTAATGCTTTGGATGGCTGCGATTGCGACTGCTCCCCGCTTAAGTTGTGCACCGTAGGCTGCATATTTTGTCATGATAGATTCTCCTCTACACTAAAATTGGCGCACCGTTGATTTTGAGCGTTACCGCTGCGGTCAATGCGCCGTCATGTGGTTGGTCGGGTTCAAATCCCGTCACAAAGGCTGGGAAATACCAATGATAGGTTCCCAAGAAAACCAGGTCACAATAGACCAGTGTTTTGTTTTCATGGTAGTCAATCAACCCTGCCGTAGCATTATGACTGGTACCATTCGGGTCATAGACGATGTCCAGGCTAAGTTCCCCCGACCGCAGAATAGTTGCCACGACTTCCTCGAAAGCAGCGGGGCTGTCATGTGTGGTCACATCCTCAGTATCCAGGGATAATCCGGGACCGCCTATTGATTGAATGGCTGCGATTGTCGCGCTTGCCACCCCTGCGATAGTATCTGCTGAGGTGTGTGCGGTAGTCAGACCAGCACAAGTGCCGTTGTCAATGTCAATGTTAAGGTTGACGATATTCGCAGCTGCAATGAGCCTGGTCAATGTGACTTGCGCCCCAGACCCACCTACCGCAAACTTGGCAGTGATGTTTGCCACCGCGTTGAGAGCTGTCCTGATTTTCTCGGCTACCATGTCAGCCGTATCGCCATTCAAAACTGCAACTGATGTCGTGATAGGTGTTCCGGTCATTCCAGTTGCCGTTACAATCACAGTCGCATTACCACTGGTCGTAATTGCTCCAACTACGGTCGCCGTCTCTACTTGTCGGATACCAATATTTAATTGCGCTCCAAAAGCTGCATATTTTGTCATGATTTACTCCTCGTGCCAGATTCGATAGTCACTACGGCTGCGCCAAAGTTCTTCATCAGGTGCATACTCAGGTGATTCATCTTCAATTAGCGCAACCTGGAAACCAGTACTGCTCTTGCCATTTAATGCGTCCCGCAATGCCTCGGTGATTGATTTTACCTGTGCATAGGTTACTCCCCAGGCATCAAATTGAAAGCGAGGGCTGGCAAGTGTCCCTGTTTTTCCTGATACGTCATGCGTGATGATTCGCGGCGTGCTGATCCTTTGATAGGTCAAACAGGGCATTGTGGAACCCTGCGCTATTCGGAATGGATAGATTCGAGTTCCGACCAGACTTGTGATGCCTGATACAGTATTAAGATATGTATATAAACTTTCTTCAACCGTTGCCATTATTTCAATCCTCGTTTCAAGAGGTTGATTAATCCCTGCTGGATGACTTCTACAATTTCCTCTTTATGCTCGTCAAATGCGGGACGTAAATAAGGGCGGGGCGGTATATATACATGCTTCGAGAATCGCCGTTCACCTGTGCCTGGGTCTATCCATGATAGTAGTTTTGCCTTGATAGGGCGGATATGCCCTCCCAGTTCTTGAATCCGGGCATATATTTTACCTTTTGGACCAACATCTACCGACACGTGTCCTGGTTTGTATTCCCTTCGTTCTACAGTGATACTCCCACCAAGACCGGCTGCTCCTGACCCGCGCTGAAAGGTGTTATTCACGTTATTTGCTGCATGGTCTCTCAGTCTAATACCGCCCAGTTCTAGCGCATGATATAGACCCTCTACGCCAAACTGTTTCTGTACGTCAGGCACATGGTTTACTTTTATCTTGAAGGTGGTCTTTGACATTATGTTTCTACCCTGGATAATGCCAGACGAATACCTGACGCACCCCGTTGGATGACCCCGGTAATTGAGAATATCAGCGGCGTAGTAAGTGTTTCTCCAAACCGCTTAGTCACTTTGATTCTGTCTTTTGCCCCAGGAGCTGAGGTGATGGCTAATCGGACGGTAGCATCATAACGCAAGTCTGTGGAATCGTTGAGATGCCTCTCTGAACCTGGACGCATATCCAGCCCGCAGTCTTGTTCGCTTCCATCCATGAAGGTTTCAACCATCTCGCCGTATGAGTTGGCAGTTTGTGTGCAGGTCTGTATAACACAGGTATCCATCATGTGTCCTGTCTGCGCTGCTCGCATATCTGCTAACTCATCAGCCGTGAAGTCCATTTGTTTCCTGTCTAATCGGGCGGTTCTGGTAAGTTACCCTGCCAGGTTTCTTCGTTTGAACTAGGCGGAGACGTAATCAGCTTTATGGTCTTGATTTTAGAGCGACCGTGATGATAACGTGCTCTTGACATCATTTGCTGATATACCTGCGCTCTGGAATAGTTCCCGCCATCAGCATTGAAATCGTATTTATTCGCCCAGACAGCGGCTTTCTCTTCCCAGATGTCTGCGGCGGCAGCGTGTAAATCGTAGGTCGCTATCCAGTCGGTGTTCGCCGTCGGAGTCGGCACACCAGCTACATAGGTGTAGTAATACGGTTCTGTGCCTCTTTCATCCAGACATGGATATCGTTCGATATATTCCTGGATAAGTGCATCAGAATAGGTTGCCGTAGTTGACTCGGCAACCATCCGCCTTACTTCTGCGATTTGCGCTGCCGTCGCAGTCATAGGTTATGCAGTCCGGATGTACTGAACAAATAGCCGTCCAGTAAATCCAGATGAATCAGCAGAGCCTGTGGCAGTGATATATTTTGCAGCAGCCCAGACAACGGCTTCGCCTTTCGCAGCCAGGGCGGTCATGCCATGATAGGCTTTGCCCGTGATTGCACCATTGATCGCCAGGGCATTAATCAGGTCGGTGGCGGATGTGGAACCATCTGCCGCGATGCCAACGTTAATATTCGCTGCGCCGTCGGAGGGCGTATCGACGTAAAGTTTCACGTCAACGATAATCAAAGGAACGCCTTCTGGATTAGCAACGGCAGCAATTTCCCCGCCAGCAAATAAAGCATTGCCAGTCAGAGGGATTTCTAAACAACCACTTGCAAAAGTCGGTGTCGTCATTTTAATTCTCCTTTCAGAGACTTACACACAATAGTAAATCTCTGCTATTTTTGTGGACGCCCAGGCGGTACTAAAATCTACCGTATTCAAAGCCAGTATTGTACTTGAGACAGTGACCGTTGGCGCAGTCGCTTCACGAGTTCCATCCAACACAGCGAACAAAACGGAATTGGACGGCAGCTTATCAGGGATACCGACCTTCCCACCAAAACCGATTTTCACGGTATCGTTGCCATCGCCGATTACCCAACCCACACCAGTAATACTGGTAATGGTTTTGAACGCCTTGGTACCTGCAACGACTGCACCACTAACGGGCGTGATGGTTTCAGTCAGCGCAGCATCGTTGGCGTCTTTACCAACGATATCGATAGTGCCGAGCGTGTCAGCTGCACCTACCGCCGTGTGAGTAACAGTTACGTTGCGAGGTACATCTGGAGAGGTATGCGCCAACGTATACGCACCTACCTTCATGTTTGCGCTGACAACGAACCAGTCGTCGTCATCAACCGCAGGACTCCCCAGGTTGCAACGAACAACGCTTAACAAATCGTTGAGCTTGCCCTTCTGGTCGGTCTGCGCTTTTCGTAGCCAGTTAGAATTGAACGGGAATAGTCCCATTTCATCCTCCTATGCAGTCAAGACGGCAAATGGATACCGGCTTGCTTCTGTGGTTTGAACACGGTTGATTGGATTCGGTAAAGCAAAGCCCAGGCGCATAACAGCGCGAAGTGCAACCATGTCTTGCTGTGCCAGGTTGTAAACGATTTTGCCTGCGCCGTCGGAGATGACTGCCTCAGTCAGGATTTTGTACGTCATGTCCTGGCGGATTGCATAAACCAACTGGTCAAATTGACCACTAACCATTAATGCTTCGGTTGAGTCAATTGATCCATCAGTTGGGAAATAAATCGGAGTTCCATCCAGGTCATAGCGGGTTGCATCCTGCATGTTCGCTTTGAAAATCGGTTGACCATTCACATCACGGACGTTGCGGAGTTTACCGCGCATGGAGAGGTGTGCAATATTCCCAGTCACCATGAAGCCCTCGGCTTCCAATGCCATGAATACCCCAGCCACACCAGCAGGTGTCTCACCCAGAATCGCCTCATACAGGTCAGTGTAACCTGCGGCTGACTTGGTATTGCCTGCGGCAGTTGAGCCTGCAACCAGTCCGGCTGCACCCAGGTCAGTTACCCATGATGCTGGCAGATTGGTTCCATGCAGAAGGGCTGCGCTGATGGCGACAGAGAAGGCTCGTTCCAGTTCAGGCTTGATTTGTCCCCAGATGTCATACGATGAATCATCCAGGACGGCTTCGGGAATGGGAACGATGACGGCAAGTTCTTCCGCCGTCACGTACTTGTTCGTCCAATCGACTTCCGAGGTTTGTTTCAACCCATTGTCGCCTGATACGAAATACGCCGATGCCAGGGCTGACATGACCGGCAATCGACGTTGATTAGTGGACATGTTCGGCAACCGCCTTGCCAATCGCATAATCGGATTGAGTTCGGGAATTGCTGACATAATTTCGGATGACACTTCCTCAGGAATGAGTGAGGCTGCATCCGTACGGGAGATTTCAGAATTGTAAGGCATGATTTAACTCCTACCTGCTGCTTTTCGGATTCTGGCGTTCATGTCGTCTGCCTCTGGTGATGGTTGTCCAGTTCCTGCTCCAGGCTTTGCGGGTGGCGCTACCACTCCAAATAATTCCGGCGCAGCTTCTTTGATGGCATCCCAGTCAGGCGAACCTGAACGAGTGAATAAATTGTCTGCAACCGCAAGTGCATAAGCGGCTTTTGGATTACGACATCCGATAGAAGGTTTGACTGCCTCCTCTACAAATATCGCACGTCGTTCCGTTGCTTCCAGTTTCGAAAGCGTTTCATTCAGCCGGGATTCCATCTCAGAACCCTTCTCCGCTTTCGGTAGCAATTCTTTTACCTGGTCTTTGAGTGCTTCCCGTTCTGCCCGAGTCGCTCGGACCGTTGAAAGCAAACCAGCGGTATGCTCTTCGTAAAGCGTCTTGACTTCGGCTGGGGCTGCTTCTAACCATGTCTCCCAGGTTGTCGGCGTTTGTTGTTCCCCAGGTTTTTCCGGTTGTTGTGATGTGTTTCCGTTATCTGTTGGCATTAGTTGATTCCTCCTGACCCTCTCGGTCTTCTAAATTATAGCACGTTGCAGAATATTTTTTCTATTTATATCAATTGTTCAGTTATCCGGCAAAGTTCGCCAAAATAACTTTATGGTGATTCAATGTTTATCTGTTTCAGGCTGATGATTTTCGGACTGTTTCCCCAGATTTCGGATTTATGCCAGCCTACAAAATCATCCAGTTTGACTTGCCCTAATTTCCATAAGTCATAACGTTCATCTCCCATCAGGCTGCGCTGATAGTCTTCCGGTTGCTTTTCAAACCAATCCCGTCCCTTTTCCCATTGCATAGGTGGTACACCTTTTATCGCTGCGACTACTCCGCATTGCCCTCTGGGATGGTCTTCCAAATCCTCTTCACGTTTATAGAATTGCCCATCCAAAATGAGGCAGGCTAAACAGGCAGTGGATTTCTTAGCCAAACGATAAAAGCCGTATACCGCTGAGTTCTTGCGGTATTGCTCAATAACCCCTGTTCGGTATACCCTGGCAGTTTCTGTCTTGGCAATGAGAAGTGACCGATTTAATCCAATCCTGGATACCTGTCGCATATTCTCGGCTATTTGCTTATAGCCGTATCCCCTGCCAATGCCTGTCATGAGTACCTCCATCATCGAATCGGCAGCAAGTGAATAACCGTTCTGTAATAAGATGCGAAGTGGTGACCCATCCGCAGCAGCTCCTAACATTGATCGCATGAAACTTGGCGATAATTGCTCCCAGAAAGGCTGAAACACCCCTATCCCGCCCATGCTGAGTATCATGCTTTCGTTGGCTGCTGCAATTCCCAGAAGACCAGCAGCATACTCTGCATCTGGTAGTATCTGGGTTAATAATGCGGCGGTATAGCGTTTCAGCTCTGCCTGGACGTTTGCCAGGTAGCGTTTATAACTGTCGAGTGTATAAAGTAACTGCTCATTTATGACCTGCCCGCTGAGTTTGCGTCGTTCTATCTCCTGGGCTAAATCCTCAATGTCTTTCGATATCGATGATTCAAGTTTCGCCCAGGCTTTGACCATGTCCTGCATGGATGCAGATTCAAGCGAATCAAGCCGGTCTCGGTAATCGTCCAGTACTTGAATAACTTGCGGTGTTGGCATTATTCCTCAGGTATTGTGCCGTCAGGTTGTTCGTTGGATTGCTCTGTTTCCCGTTTAACCTGTTCCAATAACAGTTGCCCCATTGTGGCTTTACTTTCTTCTTCCTCTGCTTTTTCCTGCTCAATCTGCTTGATTTCTTCTTCTGTTTTACCCGCCCAACGTAAGGCGGATTTTAGAGGTAGTCCAGCTTCAACGTTGGTTTTAATGGTTTCCGCTTCCGTCTTTGGCTGTACCGCCTGGGCAGGTTGCCAGATGACATCAATCTCTTTAGGTGATAATGTGATACCCGTTTCAAGCATATATATAAATATTCCCAGTTCTTCCCAGGTAATTGCCAGACTGCGTTGGAATCGCTCAACTTTTGCGACAAGTGGTGATTCCATAGCCAGCAACGCCTCACCTGATATATTGCTTCCAGTTTGCATAAAATAATGCTTCGGCGTTCTGGATATGATTGCGATTGAGTTTGCTAATTTGTCAATGGCGCTTAGGAATATGTCCAGGTTTGTCTCTGCAAACTCCCCAACCTGTGTCTGAGAACCTTCCCCAGGCGGGATTGCCCAGATTTCATTCGGGGCGTTCTTCAACGTTGATGTGTCAGCCGAGGTGATAATCCATCTTTGCTTGAATGCGCCAAACTCAGCGGCGACCATCATGTCTGCAAAGAGTTTATTCACTGCGTCTTGCAGCGTGATAATACTAAATAGCTCCCCACCATTCGCCCGCCTGCTGATTTGAAAGTGGAATACCGGAATGATGCCATAAGGATTCGGGGCTATTGGAATATCTGCCGGAATAAATGCACCCGCGGATGATGGTATGCCTGACTTGATAGCTTGCCTGGTCACAAAATATTCCAGGCGGTCAGGATAGTATAACGTCAGGTAATATCGTCCATCTTGCCCCTGATACCATTTTGCTGCGAATGTTTTTTTCTTTGGAGATTCTGGGTCATAAAAGACATGCACGAGTCTTGGGTCATTGTAGTAAACCTCAATTTGCCCCGTCTCGTCTTTCCAGGCAATGACATACGCTTCGTGAGTGATCAGTGCTGCGCGGTGCACGTCATAGGACTCTAATTGCAGTTTGTGCATAGCAAAAAGGTCTGCCAGCCTGTCGTTTTCTGCCGCGCTCTTGGTTGACCATCCGCTGAATGATAATCGGTCTAATGCAGTATCAATGACAACCGCCATCCAGTTTTGACAAAAGCGAGCGTCCAAGCGGTTGAATGCTTCTTTTAGTCTGGATGCAGAATAAACTAACGGTTGTTCTCCATCTGCATATTTGAATAAGGTTGAGTAAGTGTCAACCTTTCTTGAAAGCGTGTTATAGGCTAATGTTTTATCGTCCATATCTCTCCAATCCGATTTTATTGTATCACGACCCTGGGCGGGATGTCGCTCGCAAACCCATGTTCTTTACCAGCTCATTATATGCCCCCGCAGACGCATCCGCCGTGTCGTCATGCGGTAAATCCGGTACGCCGTGCATGTGGGTTAGCCAGGCTTTGTTCCAGCCGCCTTCAACCAGGATAACATTGCCTTGAAGAGCTTGCGCTGCGAGTGGTTTCCAGGCACTCAGTTTGTCTTCGTGTTTAGTCACGCCCATTGCATCTATCCCATGCAAACTGGATACAAGGGCATAACTCTCGCGGATGCTGGCTGAACCTGGCTCTTGTTCCCAGCGTAGCATGTATCGCGTTCCTGATGCTGAACATCTCGCCTGGTCATTGCGTGCAATAGCAGTGATAAATGATCCAAACTCCGCAGGACTTATCCGCCTACTGATGGAGTCAGTAATATAAACCTTTCCGTTCACAAATCGTGCTGATACCCCGGCGGTAAAGTCTGGGTCATCACTGGAATACTTTTTCAGGCTGGCAGCAGTGTCAAAGTAACGGCATTCAATTCCGCCCCTGGGTAGCATTCCTGGACTGATGGTCTGAAACCATTGCTCGTTGAATACTTTTCCTGCTGACGGCTTTATAAACCAATTCCCTCCCCGTACCCTATCACCCAGTAATCGCTCCCTGTCCACGAAGGGTAAGGCTCTCAAACTGGCTAAATAACCAGGGTCTTTTTCCAGCAGTATCGGATTGTCATAGATAGTGAATGGCACGAACGTCAACGTCTTGGGTATCTCACCAGGATATTGCTCTAGCAGCTCTTGCTTTGTATCTGCCCAGATGATTTCCCCACCAACCCGGATAAATGCCCGTGTTTTTCCTGCTCTGTCCATATTGGCATAACCGTCATCTGCTATCCAATATGACAGTAGGTTAGCCAACCAGTTTGGTTCTGGGTTTGCGGTTGCCCTGACGTATGACTGCACCCCACTGGATGACCTGTTTCTGGATAGCATGTAAAAGAACATCTGCTCCGTGAAGGTTTCCAATTGGTCAAACATAACCAGGTTAATCTGCGCTGATTTCCACTTCATAAGGGCAGCATCGTTGAGAATATAACCAAATCCAAGCTTCGCTCTTGGGAACTCAAACATCACTTTCTGCTGCTTTGGTATCCCGCCTAAATATGGATAGATACCCATGGCTTCATCCCATACCCCGCCAGTGTGCATGATCTCTGGATAAGTCCTTCTGAACATAACAGAATTAAACCCCTGCACGTTGACATGGCGCAAGGGCTCAATTGTGAGCGCAAAAGACTTTCCGCCTCCTGCTGCTCCACCTCCTATGCAGATATCAGCATCAGACGAAAGAAACTCCTCTTGTTTAGACTGTAAACGTATCTCATTCACTGGTCGGTTTATCTCTGCCGTTATCTGGCAAATAGACAACAACGGGTATATCCCCTGCAATCGTCGTGGTCTGCTTGTCCCCCCAGTTGTCAGGGTCATGCCGTTTCAGATATTCAAGGGCTGCGTGCCAGTCACCCTCTTGGGCTGCTCTCGTGATAACTTTTGTGTAATTGAATCTTGCTTTGTGCATGGCTTTGGTAACAACCCCGCAAAACTCGTGATATGCACCCTTACTTGATTTTCTGCCCCTTATCATCCAGCGGTTGAAAGTGTCATAATCGATGCCAACCGAGCCTGCTGCATCCACATAGGTTGCACCCAGTGTTATCGCTTTGACTATTTCTTCCTGGATTTCAGGCGTTAGTTTGGATGGTCTTGCCATACTTTACCTTTCTCGGAATATCGTTTCATGTATTAGAAATGAGTTGCGGCATAATACCGGTAGTATCATAAAACCTTTGCAATGCAACAGCCACGTAAGCTTGTGAAATCTCTATCGCTCTACACTGTCTTTTAAATCTCTCACAACTGATTATCGTAGTTCCACTTCCAGAAAAAGGCTCATAAACTAGTTCATCTGTTTGCGTATATAAAGCCAGATGCCTCTCCACAAGCTCTAATGGGAACGCTGCACAATGGTTATTGTCATTCGCATTGCCCTTTATGTCATCCCAATATGCCCTAAGCGCCCATCTTTTTCCAGTCCTTTCTTGTCCCCTCGTAGTTCCACTCGTATTATAAAACGTTGCCAATAATCCTATATTTTCGTCAATCCAATCATTAAATTTAATATCTTCACCAGAATCGTTTTCAAAAGTCGCAATAAATTCACAATGCTGGTCTATTAAATCAGTTTTAGGGGATGTAGATAATAGCTGTCCTTCTTTTATCCAATATCTAATATGTCTTAGGTTCCATCCTAAATCATAAAGAGAGTTAGTCCATTTATCTATCAATAACAAAACTTGTCTCTTTTTGCGTTTATCGAAGGAAGTCGTAAATCCAGTACCTGTATTTATTACTATTCTTGATTTATCTTTTTTGACAGCATAATTTATCATTAATGATACATTGCCTATAAAACTATCTATCGCTTCAACGGTATCTTGAGTTTCATAACTTTTTCCGACCCAGTATGGCGGAGATGTAAAACACAAACTTGCTTTCTCCCCCGCCATCACTTTCTCAACCACAGCCCTATCTGTACAGTCTCCACAAATTAATCTGTGCTGTCCTAACTGCCACAACTGACCAGTCTTCACGTCCCACTTCTCTCGCAACTCTTCCACCTTGTCAATCTGTGCGCCAGCGTCTTCCGGCTTCTCTGTGCCAAAGTCCTTGTCAAGACCAAGTTCCTCTGGTCTAAATCCCCATTCAATCAACTCGTCCACTTCAAACCCGTTCGCTAACGCATCAAAGTTCCATTCTCCGGCTGCGCCTTTATGCAGGTACACAGTTAGTTTTTCGCGTTCCTTTTCTGTCAGCGGACGGGATGAAACCCTTACTTCTACCTGGTAATCCCAGCCGTATTTTGCGCCTAAAACAGATAACCTTTGGTGACCGTTATAGACCGGGTATTTTCCATTTTGCTTTGGACCCACTGCAATAGGTTCGACTTGCCCGAAGTCCGAAAAGGATTCAACCAGGCGCGCTGCTTGTTCTTTTGTAATCTGTCTGGGATTGCGCTGCCATGGTTCTAACTCTGATAGCGATACGGTAGTGTTAGTCCACTTAATGTCGCCCATTTATACCTCAAATTCATCTCGAATTTTGGCGAACTTCGCCAAAAAGATTATAGCACATTGTGAAGTGCACCATCCAGAATCTCGTCTACCCAAGTATTCTTGTGAAAATTTTATCCTCCACCTGTGCAGCAGTGGTCATAAGATGGTTCAACAAACTGTCCCCACTTAAACGGTTCCAGAATGCCATTATCATCAGCATCCCATGTATTAATATCATGCAAAAGCAGGCACCCATCCCGCTTTTCACCACGCAGCGGAAATACCTTGCCATCATGTATGACTGCAATGTCAAACACAACTAACTCTTTTTCGCCTCGTGGAATGCACACGGTTTCACGGATAACCGCTTCAGAGTCGTGGAGTATCACCACGAGAATCACAAGGGTCATAATAAAGAATAGAATTATATAACTGCGTTTCAAAATATCCTCCATTGCCTCTCGAATTATGGCGAAGTTCGCCAAAAAGATTATATGGGCGGTCAGGATTCGAACCTGATTTGTAGGTAGAAGGCAGTTGCCTTACTATATCTACTGAGAGTGTGTTCCCACCACACCGCCGCCAGTTTTTCATTTGATTTTCTTATTACGCCGACCGGATTTCATAAATGTTCTTGTACGGTTTTCCATTCCGGTTCATTCGGTCTGAGTTGCGCCAGCGGACGAGATAATTCACCTCGTAATGCCCAGCCTTCTTGAAGTGGTCAGGTGTCCATGCCCCAGTGTATTGCAGGAATTGTGCTAATTGCTCTGGGAGCATTACCGCTGAAACGTCAGCGTATTGATGACCCTGGGCAAAGAAATCCAGTTTGCTCTTGCCGTCATCCCTGGGCGTGACTGTCATTTTGACAGCAATAAACTCGCCAGTATTTTGCTCAAGTGGCTCATATACTGGTTCTGGCTTTTGCCCTGGAATTGGTGCAGGTGTTCCAGTTGGTGCAGGTGCGCCCGCTAGTGGTGGTGTTCCAGTTGGCGGGATTGCTGTCGGGGCTGGCGTTCCTGCTGGTGCTGGCGGTTGTGATGCCGGTTCGGGTTGTGCTACCTGCGGTGGTCGGGCTAAAACCATGTACGGGTAAAGGTGATACTCGCTGATTGCAAACTGGATGGTCTGCATGAGTTCTACCAATGCGTCCCGTGAGTTGAATGCCCGCGCCGTCAGGTTGACCTTTACGGCTTGGTGCGTTTGTGATTTTTCGTCATAGGCTTTACCGTGCAGTTCAACCCAGGCTATACCTCCGGCTTCCGGTAGATGATGGATTTCCACAGGAATGTCTTCCGGCAGTTCGTCAGTCATTTGTTGGTCGATTTCTATTGCGATATCAGGTTCCTGTGCAGGTGTTTTCTTTTCCATTTCGTCTTACTCCTTTTCTAATAGTTTTTCGATTTGTAATCGAATGAGTTTTGACACGGTGGTGCCATTTTGTCTCGCATAATCCCGCAAGCGTTCTGCGGTCTCTGCAGCTATCCACACGGTAAGCAGTTTTCCATAATTTACTTTTTTCTTTTTTCGCATAGGCTTCTCCTTTTAGCGTCGTCTTTCGACTTCCTCATCAGTGATGGAGTGATGAATATCAGGGTAAGTCATCCAGTTTAAAACATCTGAAAGTGGTACGATGTCCACTCCGCCCCTAAATGTCTGGCGAATGAAAACATCGTCAATCAAAAACCAGGTGTCCATTATCGGGATGGCTCTTTCAAGCTCATGCAGTCGTTCTATCATGGCTGCTTCTTTGTCCTGCCTTATATCATATAAGGCTTCCTGGTCTTGTGAAGCTTTTTCTCTCTCTTCCAAGTAACTTTTCACTTGATCATGCCGTTCTATGACGATTGGTGGCTCTGGAACAGTAAAAGCTTTTAAAGATATCTCTGCATCTGCCAGAGACTGCTTTGATTGCTTATAATTCCGATATGCTGTTCTCAATGTGTCTATGTAGTCCATTCCGTTTTCCTTTTCTGGTGTGTATTTTGCCACTGGGCGGGCTTGCAGCCGATTTATCTGGTCGCCCTGGGTATTTTATGACCTATCCTGATTTTAGCGAGGTATTTTGCCTCAAATATTTGTGCCTCCTTTTCTAGTGATATAGATATTATAAAGGATACCTATATATAAGTCAAGAACGGATTCCACGGCGATGTCCGAGGTTGATTTATCCATGGCTTCCTGGATGATGTCGAAAGGTGTTCCATCTAGTTCTTCAAGTGCCTGGGCTAAACAGAAAACCACGACCTGGATGTCAGCTAATTCATCTTTGATTTTCTGTATTTCGTACTGACCCCAGGCGGACGCATGAAGTGAATACCCAAGGTGGTCAAACTCTTCCCTTGCTGGCAGTCCGATGAGCATTAATTTCCGGCGCATTTCATAGGGCAATGAGGTTCCCATCCCTGCGGATAACTCAGAAAGTTCCTCGACCAGTTTGACTGCCTGCCTGGTTGCAAATTGCTGAGCGGTTAGTTGTTTACGGCTGGATTCAACCGCTTCATAAACTTTGCGTTGTGCTGTCATTCTGCGTGTCTCCATTCCATCCATAAGATAATCCCACCCAGAATGACAACCCCAGCGAAGGCGTAAACTATCCCAGGTGTTAGCCAGTTGCCTGCCTGGGCTATTGCAACAAAGATTCCAGTCGCTACGATTGTTCGGGCTGTTCGGATTGCAAGCCAGCCTCTACCCAAGAATGCGACCAGTAGTACGGCAATAAATGTGAAGTAAATCATCGGTTCTCCTTTTCTAGTGATGCCTGGGGCATACGCCCCAGGTTGATTCTCCAAGTGTTATTTCTTAGTTCGGATTTGTACGGAAGGCTCACCCTCTTTGCGAGCCTTCAAGATTTCTGGCAGGACGATTGCCATTCCATCCAGCTTTGACGTGTCCCAGGTGACCCGCCCATTCATGTATACTGCCATGAGATGCTGACCATGAACGGTCTTGCCTGCTTCCAGGACGAGGGATTTTACCTGCTCTGTTAGTTTTTCAAGTTTCTCTGTGTATGGAGTAATCTCCACGTCGAAAGCCTCGTCCGATTGTTTCAATAGTTCCTGGATTTCTGGCGGAATAAGCGCATTACGTTCCTGGTCATTCCGTTTCAATAGCTCAGCGATTGCTTGCTGAGTTTCGTAAATGATATCTAGCAATTCGGATGGATTCTGATTCATGTCTGCTCCTGTTCTGAGATGTGTCATTTCTTTCCAGGTCGATTTCTCTTTATTTGACTATATAAGGTTTATTCCACCTACCTATCTCAACCGACAAATAAAAATGAACATCAAAGTAATCGCTCTGGAGGTCGCTATGATCCCAGTTGTACTGGTCACAAATACTGAAAACTTTGCTAAGGATGTCGGCTGCTTCCTTTGTCAGCACGTCAGTTATTGGGCTATCCCAGTTAGGGTTAAAGTGATTGCCAATATTCAAATGCCCGTTTATGGGGAATTTCTCGCCCCATGATGACTCTGTGTAATCACGGCTGAATACTTGGCGGGGACCACTCATCAGGCTGATATCAATTGCTCCATAATGTGGGGTCTTGACTGAGAACACCCACCCGGGCAGTCGTGCTTTCAATTCTGCGCGGATTGCTGTGGTGATGTCCGTTGTACTCATGGATATTAGTCGGCGAATTCTTGCTGTTTCTTGCGTTGTGTCCATTTCTTATCTCCTTTTCTTTGTTATATAGGTATTATACAATATACATATATAAAAGTCAAGTCTTTTTAACACCAATTTCTGAGCAATTTTTATTATCAAATTACACCCATTGTTCAGCCATCGCATCTGCAATTCCTTGATATGTCCTACTTCTCTCAATCCACCTGTTTTGTGATGGAGGTAATTTGTGTACTTTTGGCTCACGTCCTGACACTACATTTGTTGGCGTTAATTTTGGTAGTCCTTTTAGCCATAAACAGGTCGCCTTTGTTTCCCCGTGTCCGAACATCCACGGTTGAATAATCTGGTCTGGTTTTCTAATCCTTGTGCTGATAACACTTATCGGGTTCTCAATGGCTATCATGGGAATATCCGCATCCATAAGCAATCTGACAAACTCCAACGCATCTGCCTGTTCCTGTATTTTCTGAGAGAAGTATCTTGCTCCACTTACCGCTAAATGAGTACAGGGCGGATGCGCTATCATCATGTCCCAGCCATTATTCAAAATATCGCGCACGTCTCCTTGATAGTGTAATCCAGGGCGTTCTGACGGTAACAGGTCACATGACATCGCATAATGCCCGCGTTTTGTGAAAGCATCTCTGACAATCCCGCTAAACTCACAAGCAATAAGGATTTTCATTTTTCTTTGTCCTATAAATAAATTTTTTGCTTGACATCTCGTAAAATATGCTATAATTGGATTGCGGGAAAGACCAGCCCGCACTCCTTTTCTGAGAAACCCGCCCCGCCCTGGGCGGGTTTCAATGTTTATTCTATGAGGTTTTCAAGTTGTTCAATCAATGCAACTGCTTCCTTCAATCCCAAACTCGTAAACAACCTTTTTAGTTTGGTGACCAAGTTCCGTATTTGTTCTGTGGCTTCCTGGGAATACGTCTCTCCTGTCCCTTCGCCAAATTTCTCAGTCATGGAATCAACTGTCGCTGGTCGATTTATAACATCCGTTTGATTAACCGCCCATTCCAGGGCATCCTGCCAGTTATCTCCATAGCGCATAGCAGTCCGAAAATGGTCAAATGAAAGTGTCTCGTATTCTCTCCTGATATTCATGGGATAGAATGCAGAAACCATAGCATATTCCCTGACTGTGCGTGAACGCTTTCCTACGAATGATCCCACTGCAGAATACACTAAGTTAGGCTCTAAATCAGGGCGCGCTTGCTTGATTTGATTCACAATGTCGCCAGTTCTAAAACTGGCTTGTGTGATGCTGTCACGAATAACGATTAATTCCTCAATGAAATCTGATGGAATTATGGCGTCATAAGTTACAAGAGTATTCAGCATTTTAGTTTCTCCACTTTGATTAAGACTCCCAGTTTTTCTTTCGTGATTGTCTTGGTGGCTGAGAGGTGAAAGACCTGGCGGTCGTTTTCAAATATAATTCCCTGC